GCACTTACATAAAAGTCTGTACCGCTTACTGTACCAGTTAGTGTACCACCAGCAAGAGGTAAATGGTTTGCAATGCTTGTTGCTAATGTTGCTGATAGATTTGTAATGACTGTATTAACACTTGTTACAGCAGAGTTAGTATTTCCAATACTTGTAGCTAGTGTAGCAGATAAGTTTGTAATAACTGTATTAACACTGGTTATTGCCGCAGTATTTACAGATGTAAGCGCAGAAACATTTGCAACTACAGTATTAATACTGGTAATAGCTGCAGCATTAACTGAAGTAAGTGCTGAAACATTTGCAACTACAGTATTAATACTGGTAATTGAATCAAGATTTGTTTGCGTTAATACAGATACTGCAGCAAGTTCAGCACTTGTTGCAAAATCAAGATTATCAACTACAGTATTAATGCTTGTAATAGCTGCAGCATTAACTGAAGTAAGTGCTGAAACATTTGCAACTACAGTATTAATACTGGTAATTGAATCAAGGTTTGTCTGTGTTAATGCCGATACTGCAGCAACTTCAGTTACATTAGCTGCCGATACTCCTGCCATTAAAAGCTCATCTGCATCAATGTTTGTTGCACTTAAAGTTCCAAACAATGCTGATCCTGTTGCGACGATAGCAGTACTAACTGAAACTGTACCAAAGTTTTGGTCTGCAGAAACAAGGATTGTACCACTTACAGGTATTGAACTTGATACTGCACCATCAACTGTAATCTTAATACCAGTACCTGCTTCAACAAACTTAACAGTACCCCCTTCAGCAGAAGGAACATTTATAAGACCTGAACCATCACCTACAAAGAATCCTGCGCTAACAATACTATTAAATGTAGCAATAGAAGCAGATACTTTAGCAACATTAATTGTTGTATCTTCTAAACTTACAGCAATAGTAGGATTACCTGCAGTACCATCTGCATTACTTATTGTTATTCCAGCACCAGCTGTTAAAGTTCTGCCTAAAGCAGAACCAGCATTCATAGCAACTATGCCGGTAATACCCGTAAGATCAGTAATGGCATTTAAAGCAGATGCATCAGCAGTTAAGTTAACACCGTTTAGTGCAAATGTCCCATTAACATTAACAGTAGAATTACTTAACTGTAAAGCAGTATTTGAACCATTACCATCTTGAACAGTCTGTAATGCAACAGATACCCCAGTATTATTTGATCCTATCTGCAATAACTGCTTATAGGAATTAGCAATTTGTTTTCCAGTTAATGTAGCCATTAAATCATATTCCAATCTTGGTTTGTGTCTTCCCAATCAGACGTAGCAGATTCCCATAAACTATTTCTCTCAGCTATAGAGGCAGGTCTTGCATCTCTAACTCTTTCATCATCCTTTACATTAGGTGTCTTATTTTGTGGATGATTTTTTAAATCGTAAGACCCTTCATAATCTGTAGGGCATACCATCAAACCGTAACTATTCTTTTTTAAAACTCTATGCGGATATTGAAATCCACATATATCACATATTGCTATAGCTCTTTTATCGGTAGCCATTAAACTGCTCTAAGCTTAGGCTTAAAAAAGATACTAGCACGTTCAGAGTCTTCTGTCAAGGCCCTTTCTAATAATTCCTCATAATTTTGTTTAAGAAATGTAATCTTACCAGCATCAACACCGGGACGTTTAATAGACATATAAAAAGCTAGACCAGCAGATAAACAAGGCAAGAACCTTTTTGGAACATCTGCATTCTGTCCAGCTGATTTATTAATATCTTGTAACTCACTAATCTTTTCAACTTTTAAAACATCAGTTGAGTTTTCTGGTATAGGCCAAATAAACAGAGTTGGATTGTCTCTGTTTCTTTTAATAGAATATTGAGTAGCTCTACCTGTTTGACCCTTCTGTGGTATCTGCAAATATTCTTCATATGAAATTCTTGTTAAAGGTAAATCAGTATTATCTCTGTTTACAATTACTTGAAGAGCATCAATGGTTGAATCACTTAACTCATAAGAAGACACACTAGCAGTAACAGTAATTGCAGAGGCTTCTGTTGACCAAAGTAGAATACCTCTGTTCTGCCAGTCTTTAAGCATTAGATTAAGAGAACGTCTTGCAGAAGCTGGCTCATGCCCAAGCGTCTGCTCACCACCAATCATCTCTGTGGCCTCTTGGATTACGTCATCAATTTCTAATGAAAAATTAAATGTACCACTTGTAGCCATTTACTATTTCCTTTTAATTCTTTTCTTAGACTTTTTCTTTTGAGGAGGTTTAGATATCTGTTGAGATATTTTTGATCTGTTAATAGCCATTAACATTTCCACCTTTTTCTAGCTTGACGTAATCTAGAGTTAGGATTTTTAGCAGCTTTGGGAAACTGCTTCATTTGTCCTGCAGACCTAGCACAATAACTTTTTCTGCGTGCGGCTCGTTTACCTGTAGGATTAGATTCAGTTACAGCAGTCTGTAATTTACTACCGGGATTTTCTCTGCGGTATTTAGCCACACCCTTTTCAGTCATACCTGCGCCTTGCTTAGTGGGACGCTTTTGTCCCCCACTAATAGTATGACCCTTCATTCCCTTACCAGTGCTTTTTCTTTTTGTAGCCACAGAGCCGCCCTTCTTTCGATAAACTTTAGTTTTTTTAGCAACAGTCTTAGGTTGGGCCACAAACTGTTTACCTTGTTTAGTTCCTTTTCTTTTCGCAGCAGTTGTAGCAGCATACTCAGACGAAGAGAGAGATTTGATTGCTTTCTCTGGTAGATATCTTTCCCCCGTAGCCTTTGGACCTTGTGTAGATGGTTTGCCCGATTTCGTTCTCCACTTTTGCTTTGTCCAGTTCTTTAGGCTTTTCTGTGACTTTGCAAGTGCCATTAGCTTTTATATCCCCCACCCTTTTTCTTATATTGTTGCGCCAGCATCTGTGCTTTTCTAGCTGACCACTGACCGGGTTTACCGCCCTTACTGCCCGACTTAATTGATTCAAATAATCTTTTACGCATAGCTGGTTTTGTATAATTACCTGCCTCATTAACTCTGGACTTCGTAACAGTTCCACCACTCTTCTTTCCTCGTATAGTTTTAAGATCAGCAGCAGTAATTTTATTTCTAGGTGCTGCAACCCTTGCTAACTTTTTTTGTTTAGGGCTGTACTTAGAAAAAGGCACTATACCTGACCACCAGATTTATAGCCATACATCACACCTTTATTACCTATCATACCGCCACCTCGTCTATAAGTAACTTTATTCTTAGGCTTTGACATATTGCCACCTGATTTTCTTTTTGTAACCTTACCACCATAAGCCTTTTTAGCTGGAGGTGGTGATCTTCTTTGCATTCCTTTTTTACCACCTAACTTTTCTTTATCAAGTTTAAGTTCTTCTTTTAAATTTTGAATTTGTTCAAAAACTTTAACTCGACTACCTCTACCAGCTTTTAAATCTGCTTGCAAATTTTTAAGTTTAACTTCATTATCTTCAATTTTTTTCATGGTTCTAACCATTTCGGCTTGCATACCCTTACGCTTACCGGCAGTATTAACCATGACATTATCTTCACTGCCACCTGCTACTTTACCAGCCCGACCTTCTCTAACATCTTTCATAGCTGAACCTTGACCTTTAGGAACAGGATTTTCTACCATATCCTCTTTTTCCATTCTTTCAGCTTCTTTTCTTCTTGGGCCTGTTCCAGCAAGTAGATCAGAGTCTTCTCCTACTCTAGACTTACCCTTTTTAGAAACACCTTGTTGACTAAACAAAGCACCTCCAGTTGTACTATCTTTCTTTTTTGATACAGGTTTACGTTTTTTAGTAAAAGATTTAATAATTTTTCCAACCATTGTTTTAACTCCTTACCTTTCCGTAACCCCGTTGGGCTGCACCACAGCCAATAGGTCCACCTTTTTTCTTGTATTTAATTTGACCACCGGATTTACGAATTTCAAATCCACCAAGTTCCATAATTTCATCCGGATCAATCATGCCACTAAGACCCATCTCATCCGCAATTTGAGAGGCTGGAGGTGCGTACTCGCCAATATCTCTTACCTGTTCTCTGCGTCCTGCTCTTGGACCGCCTACAAGACCTTGAGCAATTCTTCTTCGTCTTTGAGCAGCAGACATTTTAGGTGGTTGAACTTTTGAAATAGCAGGAGAATTAACACCTTCAGCTACCATAAATTTTTCAGCAAGATAATCAGGACCAACCTTTCTTCTTCTAGGACCACCGCTTGCTTCCATATCATCAGCTTTTTGCTGACGCTCTAATTTTCTAATTTCAGAACCTCTTTTACCTTTTGGTATTTCAGTATCTTTTCTTTTAGCAGTCCCTGCCTTTTGTTTTGTTTTTGATCCCGGCTTTCCAGCTTCCTCCCATTTTTTTACAGAAGTAAAACCAGCAGCTTTTGCCTTAGCCTTTACTTCTGGAGATAAAGCTTTACGACCTTTACCTTTTCTACCACGTTTTAAACCAGTTTTAGAAGCTTTTGCAATTGGCATAATAAAAACTCCTACACGGAATAATCATATTCTTTGTTGTCAATGACAACAGTATCAAAACGAATTGATTCGTTATTGGCGGCTGGACCCTTTCTAGCAGCACCATAACCCTGTCCAGATGGACGAGCTACACAACTCATGCGCTCT